TATTACCTGCATACACAGAGCCATCAGTGTTTCCAGCAGAGTCTTTTAAATCTATTCTAGAAAAAGTACCAGCACTCTTTACTGTTAAATCACCAGATGACAAGCTAACATTCCCAGCAAATGTGGCATTTTGTGAAGTGTCTAAAGTAAGAGCAAGAGTATTATTTGTTAGAAAAGTCATTGTATTAGAATCCATTACAGCTAACTCAGCAGTCTGACCACCTGCCTGAATCCTAAATCTTCCAGAAGTACCACCATCTGCACCCCAATTAACTTGGTCACCAGATGCGAATAAGTTTGTACCTTTTACTTGCCCAGTAGAAGTAATTGCTCCTGAGTTTATTGTTCCAGCAAATGTGGCGTTAGCACTATTGTCAATTATTAAGCCAGTACCAGTTGCTCCAAATAACTTTGCTTTATATCCCTTTAAAACCAAATCGGTTGATGAATTACTATCATCAGTTGCAAAAATCCCAGGTTCACCTCCAATCATTTGAGTATGAATTCTATATGAACCTAAATCAACAGTTAAGGGTTGTTGGGGGTCTGAACATCCGATACCGACATTTCCTGTAGAACCTTGGGCAAAGAAAGCTGTTTTTAATGTTCCACCGTCATTGACTTTTATAGCAAAATCTTCATCTTCTCGAACTGCCTCTATTGTTAGATTCTCTCCTGCATCATCATAAATCTTCCAATCTACACTTGCTCCGTTAGACCTTGAAAAAAGTATTGAAGCATTAACTTGAGAACCCTTGTCTAAAATTAAAGTTGAAGCCGAAGAACCACCAGCGTCATCTTTCCCTATTTGTAAAGTACCGCTTCCACCTGTTCCTTCGAGCAAGACATCACCAGCAAATGTGGCGTTTTGAGAACTATCAAGAGTGAGAGCAGTTGTACTTCCACCTGTTTTGAACTCTAAAGCCTTTCTTAAAGCTGTTGTACCATAAGCAGAACCATGACTGTATATTTGTGCTAAAGTCGTATCATCATTATCATAATATGCAATATATGTTGAATCATTAGACGCAGATTTTAATTTGAGCCTTGCTCCTGTTCCCGATGCCGTTGCCTTTGCTGTTATAACTGCATTAGACCCTTTAACTACAGATATATCACCAGCAAATGTGGCGTTAGAAGATGTATCAAATTCTAATGCTGATGCACTTGTCATATAATTGTGGAAATATAATTTTTGGGCAGTATTTTTTCCTATCTCCCACTTAGCTGTCCCATTGTCATTCCATGTAATCCAACAATTCTGATTAGCACTTGCTGTGTTAAGATTTATAGCTAACCCACTTGGTGCTGTAATATAGTTTACCTTTGAAGTTATATTCCCAGCAAATGTGGCATTACCAGTTGTAGCGGCTAATTTTAATTGACCACCAGAGCTACCTAACCCATCGCCATAATTAAATACAAAAGCATTATCAGTATTGTCCCTTCCAATTGACCAGCGAATAGATGAGGCATTTTTAAATTGTAGATAACCATCCCCACCTCCTGTATCAAGCGTTAGATTGCCACCCATAGCTTTGTCAATAAGTATATCCCCAGTAAGCGTACCTCCAGCAAGGGGAAGGTAGTTACTTAGGTCGCTTGAAAGGGCTCCGTTACTTGTTGTTAGTATCTGTTGCCAAGTTGCCATTTTCTTTTTCTACTTCTTTTTTAAATTGATTGTTAAATCTAGTAATCAACTTTGATACAAAGATTGCATCTTTTCCTTTAATAGTAACCTCATTTAAACATTGAACGACAAAATGTAGTTCTTCTGTATTAAACTTCAATATACAGTTCCATCAAATTCTTATGGAGTTCTTTCACTTTTTCAAGTGTTTTAAAAGCCTGTTCAACCTCTTTACCTAAATACTGACTATCAAGAAGATGTCTTAATAAAAATTCAGTATCTTGGATGTCAAGCCGTATTACGTCTTTTGATTTACTAATCACCATCGGCTTGTTCTCCGAATCTACGTATTTGCTCACCTATGCTGATCTAACGTACAATGCATCATCTTCAGAATTCCATAATAATGAACCAATCCCACCAGAGTTATTCGAAGGAGCTCCTGTGTCCGTTTTAAAATCCATCACCGCTATTGCCATTGCTACTGGATTTGATGTATGCATATTACGCACAGTCCATCCAGTGAGTCCAACAGCCTCTCCTGTACCATCTGTGTTTCCAGCACCTTTATCTTTAGCCCATTTGATTTCTGGGTAGTCGTTTACATCTCCACTTACTTGCAGTTGAATACCGCCACCAGAAGCCGCATCAGCATTAGAACCGCCATCAGCCAGTAGAATTAGCTTGTCTTCAACTTCTAAATTAGTGGTGCTAATAGTAGTAGTTTGTCCATTGACAGTTAAGTCGCCAGAGATAACAGCACTAGCGGCAGTAATTGCGCCAACCGTAATGGCTGGTGTTCCTGTCAAACCAGCAGAAGTTGAACTAGTACTTTGGTTACCTGCTGCATTCACACCGGGAAGGTTGATATTCGCTGAACCATCAAACGAAACTCCACCTATTGTTCTTGCGGATGCCAACACTGTGGCACTTCCTGCTAATCCCGTACAAGTTGCTGAACTACCAGTAGTATTTTGGTTAAGCGTTGCTACTCTTGCTGCAGCGACTGTCCCAGATGATACATTAGTACCATTCAAAGCCGTAATCCCAGAACCATCACCAGATAATCCTGTAGCTGTCAACCTTCCTGTTCCTGCGTTATAGGTCAATCCAGCGTCGCTTTTTGCTCCCAAATTGCCACTTGCATCGTCGAATAGACCAACGTAACAGCTAGTATCTGTTGTATCTTCAACTGCAACTGATGTAGCAATAGCCGCAGTCCCTGTCGTGTCCTGATTTAATGTACCTATGACAAAGTCCATATCATTTGTACTGTCTTGGTATGTTACTGTAATCCCAGTCTTAGTACCCCCCGAAGCAACTAAAGCACCAGCAATATCCTGAGCCTGTTCTGTAGTTAATGTAGCTTCGTGCGTTTGCCCGTCAACATAAGCCTTTATAGATTTCTGAGTAGCAAGATGTGATGCACTATTGGAAGACATATCATCTTCATTTTTAACACCTGAACCTGAAACTCCTGTATTTAAAACAGGGCTTGTTAGCGTCTTGTTTGTTAGGGTCTGACTGGCAGTATTTGTTGTAATCTGTTGCCATGTCGCCATTGTATTATTCCTTATTTATCATGAATCTGCAACTCCAAGGTACATATTTGCATTATCGACATATATGCCATTGATAACAGCTGTTGGCTCTGACGCTTGGTTTTTTAAAACCATAACTCCATCATGCTGTAAGTTCCAGAGTTTGTTTGTTGTATTCCAAAATTCCGCTACATTACCAGATGATAACGCTGCAGAAGTTGTAAATTTAAAATATTCATCATTTAAGTCTTTAGCGGCTCCGCTAATAAGTGACCATGATGATCCATCATATAACTTTAATCTGTCAGTTTCAAGATCATACCATAAATCACCTTCATTAACTCCTATACTAGGAGTCGTACCAGACGCTACTTGAAAAAATCTTTGACCTAATTCAGCTAAAGCTGCTTGGACATTAGTAGCTACTAAACCTTCAACTGTATTAAATGATAATCCTGCAGCGCTCGCTGCAATACCTGTAGCTTTTGTTACAGCTTTTACATCGCCTTTTGATGTTGTTACTTTAGTTGTGCCTTTTGCGCTACTCGATGTTCTACTTTTTTGTGTTGCAGTAGCCATTATGCAAAATCCTCATCTTTAGTAATTTGTGGAAAAACTTTTGCCTCACCTTGTAGTAATCTAGTGTATTTTCCTCCACCAGATACACTTAGTAGTTCATTGATTACATAACCGCTTCCAGCCTGAGTCGCTGTAACAGCACCAATACTACCTACACCATTTATCGTATCTATACTGATTCTAGCCAGTGACCCACTTCCACCTATGAGTAAAATGGTAGGAGCAACAATATATCCAGTACCAGCTACAGTTATGCTTAGGACTGTAACCCCACCACTTCCGTTGATACCAGTCACTTTTACTTGAGCAGTATTTATTTCTTTGCCCATTAAATCCCAATAACCGTCAAAATCATCAGCTAAAGATTGAGTCTGATCCCTACTTAATTTTAATTTCATAGTTTTAGCACTAGAATCTTCATCACTTATAGTAAACGCTACCCTAGTGGTTGCCGAATCATAATCAGCTGCTAAGTGAGCCTTGAATGACTTATTTGTAAAACTATATGCAGTGTCAGAGCTAAGATCGACAGTCATTTCAAAGTCTTCACCTTGAAAAACTTCTATATTGCTATACTCAGGATATGCCATTATTAACTTCCAAATCCAGTACCAATTTTATTTAAAGCTTCAACTGGGGAATATTTATGCTTATCACTATTACCAACAACCATTTCATTCAATAACTCAGTGACAGTAAGAGATTCTATACTAGATTTATCATTTATTATAGAAAGAGCTTCTCCTGGCTCATACTTATGTATTGAAATACTACCGTATCCACCTTTATTTACTATTAGCCATCTATTTAAGGCTTCTCTGAATGTATACTTATCTTTGTCATCACCATTTATAGTATTCATACGCTCAGACAAAGTCATACTTTGTAAATCATTATTTTGATTAGCCATATTACCTTAATCCATATGGAGACTGTACAAATGAGAACCTTATTTTACGCTTGTTACTATCATTATCTCCGACATTCTTATAAAACTGTCGTATGTAGTATTCTCTCATATCTAATTGACCAAGCCTCTCGCTAATCATAGCTCTCAGAAAATCTACAATAGCTAAAGACAGACGTCTACTAAAATGTAGGTGAGAATTTTCAGTAATAGATGTCCCAGTATGCTCTGTCAAAGTTGGATTATTTGCACCATCTAATTCATTAGGATCGACATCTACAAATGGAGATATTAGAGCAGTATACTCTATCCTCACACCATCTACTATATCTTCGTCAGGATATATAACATTTGATCTCGATGTTTTTAATCTACCTTGTGTATCTGGTATATCTGAACCATACCCACCAATTTTCCATAGATATAGCTTCCTACCTTTTATTTGCCAAGTATATTTTTCATCAACGTATGAACTCATTATGGGCTAGTATCCTCTGTGACTACTAGATTAGTTGCTAATCTTCGTATTCTTTTATATTTATTATTATCTTCTGTATCTAATATAGATACATTATCTAATGCGATCATATCAGCTGGTAAATCATATTGATTGTCATCACCATCGACTGATTTTACCAAATTCATTTTCTTTACTTTTAAATTTTCTTTAGTGTTAGATTGTATTAAGTCAACAGCATCTTTAATCCAGCTTATAGCTAAATTAGTATCTTTCATACCAGACTTTTCCATTATTTCTAGTATTGTCATTATGTAGCAGCTCTTTCTTCCTGTCTCTGAGTTTGTTGCTGTGGAGGTGGAGCATTTAAACTACCACTCGTAGCTTGGAACTCACTAGTAAATCTTTGATAGAAATCTTGTGATTGAGCCTGGTACATAGTTGCTACTTCAAAGTCTTCCTCAACATTAGCTAAGTCAGATTTTCTTTTAGCATCTAATGAAGCTGCATATAATAATGCAATGTGCTCAAATTCTACCAGTACCCATTCAGATATATTTGCATCTATGACTGGCGGAGATGCATATATTATAATACCTTTATCACCTTCTCCTGCAGCAACCGTAATTCCTGTCCCAAAGAGATCATCATAAGGCAGAGCATCTGATGCGTGAGCATTATAATCAGGGTCTGGCTTAATGAATATTTTGTCAGCTAGTCGATAATATTTAGGGAACATTTTACTAGCTCTTAGTATACTATCTTTTTCATCAAATGCATAAGCTGAATTATCTGGCACTTCGCTAGCTATTCGCCTTTTAGCACCTTGGAACCTGTAGACAGCAATGATCTTGTCGTATGCAGTTCCTGACCCATTACCTATCACTACACTACCATCTGCATCCTTACCTTGTATAGTCTCCTCAGATGCTATACTCCATAAAAACTTTTCAGGCAGAGAAGCTACTAAAAACTTACTGGCCTGATTTAAAAATTCTACCAGTACTCTTGACTTACTGTCGTAGCCTGTTAGATTATTTACTTTTTCCCAAATCTTCATTTCTTAAACCCTGTATTTAGAAAAAGTGCACCCGCCCCGCAAAAAGGAGGGGAAACGAGGCAGGTACACATTTTATCTTTATATCAAGATATTAAACTTGAACTTCAGATTATTTCCACAGAACGTGTGATTCTGGCATGGACCATTCGTATCCAGCTTCAGTAAGAATCATGTCAACACGCTTGTCAACACCGCTATTAGCAAGGTCTTGTACTCCAACATATATTGAAGTATCACGGTTCACACCGTTACCTACTAATGGACGATATTTAACATATCGCATGTTAATACCAAGAATCTTAATGTCTGAACTGTCTAAATGTACGTTACGTACTACATTCATATCTCCATAAGGAGTTGAAATAACAGTTAGATCAACACCAAACACTTTACGTTTTCCGCTTACTGCAAAGTCGGCTCTTCCTAAAGATGCTCCTGTCGAACCAGCGGCGCCACCTGCGCTTGCTGTCGAACCATCGTATCCACCAGGTTGAACATTTGCAACATTATTAGCAAAATATCCACTTAGCTTGTGTAGCCAGTTGTACGTTGCAGTGTCACAAAAGAACACTGTTGCGTTTGAGTTATTGTAACGTGGGTCTAAGAACTTAGACATATCTTCTAAGAAATCATCTTGTGTCTTACTTGCAATAGCAAGATCAAAGATATTTCCATAGTTTAAGATATAATCTACAGCACCTTGAGTATACCAATACTCTTTGGAACTGATTGTTGCTTTACTCTGACTTCCAAACAATGAAGCTTGCTCGATGTCCCATTTGTGAGCAATTAAATGCTCACGCCAGATTCTTGCAAACTCATTAGGTTCATACTTCAGTACGGTTGCACGGGCTTTGTTAGTCATTCCGAATTCATCTCTGAATGTCTGAACAAGTCCAGAACCTGTACTGTAAGGTTGGTCATCCCAACTTGCGCCAAGAAGACTCGAACCTTCTTCGTATGAAGTACCAACGATATGACACTGCATTGCAGCTAAGTCAGCTGGTCCAGAAGTTTTGGACATAGCTGGTGTTGCCAATGTACCTGCAGCTGAAAATGAAGTAAGTTCTGTCATACCATCGGCAGCTTCACGAATGCAAACTCCGCTTAACTGTACACATTCCTTACTAGCTATATCAGCTTGAGCATCATCTACTCCAGTAACATGCATCAGAATATAATCCTGAGGCACTCCGTAGTTGCTTGTATCAGATACAGGGATTCTTAACACTTGATTCTCTAAAAAGAATCGAGGTCTAGTCCCAGTTGATCCAACAGTTATTGCGTTACCAATACGACTACCTATGTTACCAGCTGATTTAAAATCAGCGGATACATAAAGTTTTAAAGCATCTCCAACTGTAACTGCTGAATCTGAAGTGTCTACTAATGTGGCATCATCTGTTACATCAGTGCCACTGTTAAAACCAATGACATAGCCATACCGTTTATGAAAAGATTGTCTCTTTTCAGTAAACTTGAATTCTGGATCGTCAGTAGGAGACTTTGAAATTTTAGAGACTAATCTAAAAAATGGGTCTTGAGCTATTGCTAACTCTGACACCATAGAGCCAAAGTTGTATCTCCGTCTGAGGTCACCAGTACTTAACGCTGAGCCTGATAAGCCAGCAGCGTTTTCGTCCCATCCTGACTGTCCAGCCAAAGGATGTGGATAGGTTGTTAAAGCCATTTCTGACCTCCTATATTATTTTAACCTAGTAACTCGTTTAGCGGGGCTTCACTACCTTTGATGAAGTCAAAGACTTTTTCGTCTGGTGTTAATTCAACAGCAGGAGCATCACCAGCCGTGCTAACACTTCTTGGTTTTTTACGAACATTTTTCATCTGTTCCATAACCTCGTCTTGTGCACTTCTGGTAATGTTATCTTCTTTGTTTTGACGGTTCTTTAGATAATAAACATCATCCAAAGTAAGCTTATTTGACTTAGCAAATTGCATTAACTCGCTAAACTCAGAATCGTCCATTTGGTAACGAGACTTAAAACTTTGCTCGTCTGATACTCGCTTTGCTTCTTGCATTTGGCCATTAGCATGCTGAGATAATCTCTTTTGGACAATACCATCAACAGTTGCTTGTAGCACTTTCGCAGAATCAGAGCCAGTATCACTAATGGCTTCATCTGGATCAAATATAAACTCCTCGTCAAGACCGAGTTGTTCTTTAACGTTCACAGGTGTTTTACCCCCACCCTCAAAATAACCACGAACATGTGTGATTAAATTAGGGTCTTCTCTCATAGCATCAAGAATTGGTGCATAAGGCTCAAGTTCTGTCAATCGAGTGTTAAGCCGACGTGCTTCAGAGCTAGAATCTGAGTACCTTTTCTTGTAGTTGTGCTTGTCTATGCTGTCAGGGCTCCCTTGCTGAGAGGTTACCTCTTTACCCGCCCCAATACTTTGCGGGTTCATTTCAACAGTCTCTACTTGTTCGTTACTGCCATCATTATCAAGAATATCATGATTGATCTCTGAGTCTAATGCAGTAAAGAAATCATCCGAGCTATCAAAAATAGAGTCAACACCTGTTGAGTTATCTGCTTGAATTTGCTCTTCCATTTTAATCTCCTGTTAAATTATTATAAATAGTGTATGTAAGTCAACAACTTTATTCATTTTTTTTGCTATTATCTTTTCTCTGATTTCGCAATAGCTTTTGCTGTGCTTTAGTCTCGTAAACATCTTTTCTGATGTCCGCTTCAGCGGCTGATACTCGACCTTTAATCCCAGCTTGAACAAGTTGTCTTTGTAATGTTTGGACGTTTGCGTCTTTCATATCCAATTCTTCTTTCATCTGCTCCACTTGTTGTTGCAACTGTGCATATAAACTTTTTCTTTCTACTATTTCTTCTTTGTTCCTAATGTCTGTTTCACCTAACATAGCGATGTCATCGATAAGACCTGCCTGGAACCATTTAAAATATTCTTCTATCAAAGCCCATCTATTAACAGGCATAGTAGAGCCGCCAACATATCTAACATCAAACTTAGATGAAGCATAATCATTCCATTTGCCTATAACATCACCAAAGTCATTATATAATGGAACATTAATCCTAGATGAACTTTCTTCATTACTATCATCAGCTTGAGGTTGTACTATTCTAAATACCTTCTGAGCTTGATATGTATCTTGGGCTGTTTCTGCAAATACAGAACCTAAATGCTCTAAAGAAGGCTCAATCATAGTTTGTAACCATGCTTTAATCCTTCGAGTACCATGCTCGTCAACTGCTAACATACCTCTGTACGTTTCATGCTGGGATGAAGTATCTCCTTGCATAGCTGAATATATACCAGACATATATTCTATATCAGATTTACCCTGTTGTGTGATGGTATAAAAAGCATTATTTATAGCCATTGGTTGTATAGGTGTTGGAGATTCAAATCCTTGCCTATACTTTAAAAGAGCCCCAGGGGCTGATGAATATTTCTCCCACTCTTCCTCATCAATACTACCTTCTTGGTATGCCCATCTTAAATTAGATGATAAATTAGCATTATGTAACATGATCTGGTGAGCTTTATTAATCTCTTGTTGTTTGCCAACTAACGGGGTCACAGCACTCATTGGATACGGAGAACCAGTATATGTATAACAAATTGGGACTAATGGATATTCAGTATTAGCTAAATAATATTCATACAATAAAGTATCACCAATAACACAGCAAACTTTTATTCTAGTATCATAAAATCTAACAGCATCTACAATACTTGGACCCATTTGGCTAGATGCTTTCGTTAGTAAATATTCTTTCTCAGACATAACTATTGTTTCTGTCTTAGACAAATGCTCATCCAAATTAGCATATAATTCTTGAGCGTAAGATTCAATATCATCAGATACAGCTTGTTGCATTTTCTCCATTTCTAACTGAGCTCGTTCTTCAATGATTTCACCACTCTCTAAAGCCATTTGAATCTTCTGAACTCCTTCTTTGACCTCTACTTGCTTTTCAGCTGAGTATTCTTGAATCTTAGCATCAACTAGTTCTTTGGCTGTCTTAGCTCTTTTTTCTGTAACTGGTAACTTTATTACTACATTATAGTATGGCAGTTTTTCTTTAGAATATTGTTCATATAAATCTATTACTTCTTCTTGATCTCCAGTTGTTGGGTCATATGCTTCATCGCCAATGTTAATTGGGTCTATAATCTCTGATTGTCCTAAATCTCTTTCCGAAAACATACCACTTGAACTATCGTTAGAGCCGGTAGCTTTTTTAATTTTTCGTTTATGGTCTGGAAACATTTCCTCCAGATGTCTTTTCGGTAAGTTCTTTTTAATAATAATGTAAGACGCATCTCTAAATAACTGGTCTCTGCTCATCGGGTCTACATATACATCAAATGGATCAACTCTCTTTAGAATAACCTCACCCATACCCCTATCCATATCTGGCTCAACATCTACAAAGAAATATCCGACACCTTTAGTTAAACTATCTTGTATAATATTAGCAAATAAAGATTTACCTCCAGATAAACTCCAACAGTAAGCGGCTATGTCGGAATGTACAGCAGCTATATCAATATCAGACCCTTCTGTGCCAACAGCTTGCCATCTCGGGCTATTGGACGTAACAAAGAACTTCATCATTTCGACAACAGGTGTTATTCGGTTAATGATAAATGTTGGCATCCCAGATTCTTCTAAATTTTTCATTTCTTCGGCTGTGAGTTGCTCGTTTAGATAAAATTCATGAGACCTTTGTGCAACACTTTGCCATTTTCTACGAGCAGCTCCATTCGCCCTTTCCCATAGGCTTTTGACTATACCTGCTTTCTTTTTATTATTCATTCTAGCCATTTAATCACCTGATAGATGTTCTCTAATAATTGATCTATATGAAGGTCTGCGTCCGCTTGATGGTTGCAATTTTTCCGACTCGGTCATTGCACTTCCCATTAAATCTGTTTGATAAGACTGAGCAGCTAACGGAGCCTTCTTATTCCATTTCATTGATCTATCTTCCTTTTCTTCGCCACCATAATGAAAATTAAGCCACAAATCACCAGCATCACCAGTTTGTAATGCTGTCCTTATATAATCATCACTACCACTCTGCATAGCTAAGTTTGCCATCAATAACTCTTCTTGTTGCGACCGTGATAATTTGGACGGATCATCATGTTCTCTAGCCTTATGAAGCCATGTAGGTACTTTACTTTTGTCCATCCCTAAACCGTTTTCCTTGCCAGTAATTAAATTTTCATACCTGTTAATAGCCGTCTGAAAACCACGTGGTTTACCATCTTTGTATCCAACTTGAAATTGAAAGTAACCTCCCTTCCTCTCTCCGTAGTCTAAGTTTCGATTATCTGTTTCCATGTGACCTATTTGAGCTGATATGTTATCCATTTGCCCAGTAGTAACAGAAAACTTACTTTGCCAATATAAACCAGCATAGCCATATGTTTTAATACCATTACCCATTATAAACCTCTTATATTTAAAGGCATAGAGATTCCTAGCTTCCAATAGTCAAACGGAGTTCCCTTCTTAACGTATTCACCATGAACACCATATTTTCCTACTGGCACATTAAATCTACCTCGTTCCAGAGCATTAAACTTACCACCAGACATATTTATACCAAGCATATTATATAGATTACTAGCGAGACCCATAGGCTGTGAACTTGATGGCTTCTGTACTCCAAGATTTACATTAGGAGACATATCATACTTATTACTAAGAGCCCTTGCCATACTATATCCGCTTGTATTAGATAGATATTTATTAGCCATTATTTCTTCTTCCTTTTCTTCTTAGCTCTAACAGCCTTCTTATGTTCTTTCATAGCTTTTTTATATGTAGTCCCAGTCTTGCCTTTATAATGTTTTGGCATTATGCTACTATCCAGCTCTTAGCTTTTCTTACAGGTTTCATCCACTTCCCTTTTTCTGAATCAATCTTCTTCATATTAGGAGGAAAAGAGTGTAAGCTTGCGTAATAAAGTGATTCAATCGTATCATCATGTGCCATTTTAGGTCCAAATGTAACGATTTCATTGACTAAATCAAACATGTTCTCCCTCAAATGGACTGTGCCCATACTGAATCTACCGCTTAAACCACTGTAGATTCTATTCCTTTTTTGAGTTCCGCCAGGTTTTTCGGGTATTACAGCTATATCAAACCTATTTAACCTACGTCTTTCATCGTTTAGAGCTTGAAATATGCTACGATTCATTGCTACATCTTCAACAGTCGCAGAAACGCAATGATATTTGTTATACAAAGATATGATATAGTCCACCACACCAATACGTCCCATAATCTCACCATCGACAGCTTTTGAGCCAATCGTTGGAATGCTTCTATGACGCTCATATTCGAGTACATATAAATTATTATTAGGATCAATAGCAATAACCATAATAACACTAAAATCAGAATGTTTGGTATCAATGTCTGTGGCTGGGTCGCAACCAATGAATATATTAACTGGCGTGTCTTCGCCATCGACCTTTAGATAATTAACTTCATCTTCTCGATGATAATATCCTTCATAATGTTTTACATTCCTCCTGGTCCATACAGCATCCTCCTCACTCATTACTTCCATCATATATTCTTGATAGAACTTATGAGGCTGACCAGAATCGTTATAAAACTTTTTCTTTTCTTCTAATTTAGAAGATGGGAAAAACGAATCCCAGAGAGGTGTTCCGTCCTTCTGCGTGGCTTTATACGTAATAACCTTCCATGCGAAGTCCTTCCCATCCTCGTCAGCTTTTGCGTAATTCGTCAATAAGTTATTTATAAACGAGTCGTAGTGGACTGGCGTTCCGTTAACCCGTAAGCGACCCGTGTGAGGCTCCAAAGCAGGGTAAACCACAGCAGTAACAAGATTAGCATTTTTATCACGTGCTTCTCTGGTAATCGTATTCGCTTCATGTTCAAAATCATCTAAAACTATTAAATCATATCTTTTATGCAGCTTAGCACCTCCACGTATACCAGCAACATTACTCTTGGAAATTAACTTACAACCATTACGAAGTTCTATATCTTCTTCTGTCCATTTCCTTCCTTTCATATCACCAAAATAATAACGTATACGGTCATTATAATCAATATGATGTTTAATATAATCCATGTTTCCTACTGATAACTTCTGAGTAGCCGACACCCAAGCATAGAAAAAAAAATCGTCGTCAGGACAAAATATAAAGTCTTTTAAAATAGACGCTTTTGTTAAAATGGTTTTACCGTGACCTCTGGGGATAATAATAGCTAACTGCTTAGTTTCCTTATCATCTATAAAATCAGATATCTCATAATGAAAAGGAGGCGTTTCACTACGCATAAAATCTTCGGGCAAGAAGAGCTTGCCAAAAGATATTAGGTCTTTGCTAGCCATTAACAATGCCTCTTCAGCTTCGTTTATGTTCTGTATCGTCTCCATCAGTATCTAATTCTTCTTTTAATTCTACATATTTCATATACTCAGCTTCGTTGCCCATAAAATCTACGTAAAGACGAAACATATTGCCTAGAGATGCCAGCATAGAATCTAAGTACATTATTCGGCTGTCCATATCTTTTATAGCTCTGATGAGATCATGTTTACTAACTGCCTGTTTGCGTTTTGCCATTATCAGTACCTACTATTTCTGGTATTCCCATACCTTCGATTACAGCTATGATATCTTTTAATGTCGTTATATTTTTAGATGATGGGTTTTCTATGGAAAATGTATCTAAGTTGTTCACTAAAGATTTTAATTCAATAACAGCATTTCCAAGTGACAAATCCGTTCTCGGAGGATACTTGCTCTGTATCCTACTAGCAAATTTTCTATTCCTACTTAGTCTTAGTTCACCCAACACTCAATCCCATCTTTATCAAATTCTATTGTCACCCATCCAGTCCTAACAATTGGATACATAGCATATCGAGCATAGTCCGCGTATCGCAAAAAGCTACCACCTCTTATATACCACCTTCTATGCAAAGTTTCTTCATCATCTAGTATAGCTATAGAATCTATAGGTTTAGCATATAACTGATGATTATGTCCTAAGAAGAAAACATCTCCATCACTATATACAGCAGCCATCCTGTCTAACTCCAAGTCACCATTCTTTCCACCGCTAGTACCATGACCACTTACGAGATTCCAAGTCCTGCCAGATGTTACAATCGATGTATATCCAGGCAATTCATAATAAGGAACTTGTAAAGCGTTAGCTATCCCTCTTGATATATCAAAGTCAAGAACTCTTACACTCCTTAGATAATCATGATTACCACCACGAACAAACAAACACTTATCAGCTATAGGTCTAAACAACTTTAAGAACTCTTCATACTGATCATCTGGTGACATACTCTGACCACGCTGTGGAATGTGGTAGTTTGGAGGTATACATTCTATTAAGTCACCATTACCAAACCATCTGGCAAACTTATCTTTCCTTATTACGCTTATAGCTTCTTTCAATTTCTTATGATCATGCTCGTTAGCTCCTACATGAACATCGGTAAGACCATGTATCCTTATCTTACCATTATACTCAAATGTTAACAACCCACCAGACTTCACACGAACGGAATCTTCAGTATCTACATCCTGGACTTGTGTTTCATATGGAATAGTAAAAGTGTGATTACATTCACGACACAAATGACGCTGCATCAAATCGTTATTTACATTACGACGATATCCATGTATCTTAGTGTGCATTGACGTGCAATGTGGACAAAGCATATTAATCTCCCTTTTTATTATATTTACGCTTATTCGTTTTGTTTATCTGTTCGTCTTTATCTTTCGGTTTTTCCCTCGGCTTAATCTCTTTTGAAATATCGTTTAGGGTTAATGGAGTATCTACAGACGCTTCTATTTCGTATGGTCTTTTAGCTTTCTCCAACTGTGCTGGATCGAAGCCTTCAAATAGACCAATGATGCCAGTCTCTCTCTGTTTAACTGTAATCCCTCCTATAGTGCCTATAGCTTTACCTATTTCCTTTGTAGCATTCAACACAATGTTGTCCTCCTGTGAATTGTCTACCAGGCATTTTAATTTCTCCAGTACGAACTCATGATCTAAGCCCATCGACTTAGCTACGTCTTGTACTGACTGTTCAACTTCTTTCATAACTCTCTCCTGCCTTAATAAGATCGCAGCTTTCTTCTGCGCTTTGTATGAGTCAATTTCGCTAAACGCATCCATATAGCTCCTGACTGCACCCAGACCCACTGCGATGTTAGTAGCAAATATCTTTTCTTTCTTAGTAGTAGTCTTACGTTTATACACCCTGTTCGTAGGGTTTTTAATAGTCCTCGAGAAAGTATACCTATTCGGATGTTCTGAGAAATTTGAGTCCATATAGGTTTTAGGTAGACATAGAAACGTACCAACAACAGTGCGAACATAATTTTCACAATATTTATAGTTTCTTCTGTCATTAGGATGTCTAATGTTTGACTTTCTAAGTATCTGTAAAACTCTACTATCATCTGTTATCGCCCATCCGCCTTCTCCAGCATTGCGCCAATCAGAATGTAGAACAGGTCTTGTTTTTTTATCACTGAAGTGTTTTTCAAACTCCCCTACACTATCAAATACGAAATGTTTTACTCCTTTTATTTTCTTATATTCCATATATTATTAATTTGCTTCTTCTAAATCACTACTGCTACTACTCGTATATAATTTTGACAGCTCTTTAATTTGCACAGCTAAGTTATCGATTAATTTGTATACAGGGGTAGGTATTTCGTAGACTGTGTTATCTATCTCTATTGGGGTGAGGTTATGCATACTATTACTGATCAAGTTTAGTATGGATTGCTGATCATCTTGAGATAGTTTACGCAGTATGTTGAGCTCTTTTTCCATGAGATAGACATTAATACATAATCCATTTAAATTTCAAGTATTATTTGATAATAATCGCTCCTCCCTCCTTTCCCTCCTCAGACTCCACCCATACCACCCATAGTGTACACTATATATTATTATTATTATCTTATTATATATATAATACGCACGCGCGTAGAGAGACTTGAAAAAATTACATGATTTTGATGTGTGCCTAGCACTCACACCCCATAGACATCAGAGAGAGATTGATTCTTTCTTTTTCATTAACTTCAATCAGAAAGGAGAACTATCATGATTGAATTTTTACTACCGATTGTAGGTAACCTTGTATTCAACGGTACGGCTTATGAAGGTACTCGTGAATGGAAAATGTTATTTGATGAAGCAACAGGTACGATCTACTTTAAGAGAGGTGACGGTAAGGGAGCACCCTACTTCACCTTGAACAAAGATCAGATCAAACCCTTTGTGAAATCCCTCGAAGTTTGAGGGGTTTTTCCAGCACTCATAAGGCATTATAAATCTACGACAGGGGGCGAGCGATCAGCATGCAAGCCCCCTTCAACCACATAGCAGGCAAACTAATGGAATACGACAACAACAGATACTTTAGAGTATGCATTAATGACACTGGCGTGTACTATAACTGCTTATGTAGCACGTATGCACACCTAATTGGTATGATTGAAAGCAATGAATATACCAGAAGGAACTATAACATAGCAGTAGTAGAGCCAATAGATAACAACCTCGATTACGAGGAACTAACACATGGTTTATATAACATATATGATATAAAACTTGGTCAAGAACCATACAAATTTATTAAACAAGTACAAAACATCATAAAAAGGAGCGAATAATTGGACTATCCTAAGACATCTAAGCTCGAGAAAGCTATAAAATATATGAAGAAAGTATTTAAAGAACGCACAATCCAATATAAAAGGGATGCCTATTTCATCTTCCAAGATAAAAGGGAGATAGTGCCTCATCACGATTCAAGAACTAACTCTCACTATCAAATATCACAAAGAGCGTTGAGGGACGCTAGAAAATATTGAGCCGAGGTGCATTGTCTAGATAATTTGAATGTCTGCGTCAATTATTTTTGGATAGCTACCGTAATAGCTGACAGTGCACCTTTTACATTTAGATTCAACAACAGGAGTAAATAATGTACATGCAAGACGTAATATTTTATACAATATGGAGCTTTGTGTTCTGTATTATGATATGGCTAGTATTCTTAGTAGCTAAATCATCTAACTACAAGAAAGGTTATGATGATGGCTGGAACGATAGATCACGACGATCTGTTGACCGTATTAAACGAACAGGAGTAAATAATGGCAAACACAAATCGGAAGTTTAACTTTAACCACAATGAATACAAACTAGCTGATGCCTTAGGAGTAGATAATGACTACTTACAAGGTGTAGTCAAATCGAACATAAAAGTACTTAGTGATATGTTTGAGAATAGTGACAGTGGCTCAGAAATAGTTGAAAGTCTTCATAATTTCTTACATGATGACACAATACCAAATATAGATAAGACTATAATGATATTTCTTACATTTGATGCAATTAGCAACAAAAGAAAGAAATTAGAAGAAATGGGTTGGTTAGATACCAGAGAATTTATTGATCAAATAATGGGAGAAGGTTAATGAACAATCACAATGAAAACAGAATAGAGCGTGAACTGCCAACCATTGTACAAGAAGAAGTCTGTACAATAATTATGGATATGCATACTTTGCTTGGAATAACAGCAAAAAGAGCACAAGGAGCAGGAGCTGCTAAAGAAAAGACTGATCAAGCATTTGAACTATCTACAATAATGGTTTCAAAATTGCTTACAGTACTAAATATTGATACTGATATTGTAAATAAAGTATTAGTAACTAAATTAGGTGACTTACAGAAAGAAATGGGATCAGAAGAAAGTAAAAGTGCTTTTCTAGAAGCAACAGCTAATATACTTGGAGCTGACAATGACGCAAGTTCATAGTATATTGATACTAATTGTATTAATCATATGGGAAAGGAGCAAATAATGTATATGCAAGATATAATATTCTACACAATATGGGGTTTTGTATTCTGTATTATGATGTGGTTAGTATTTGTAGTAGCTAAGGCAGAAAACTATAAGAAAGGGTACGAACAAGGTCTGACAGACGGTCTGAGAAGAATGAATGAAGAAGGTCTGATCATTTCTGATGAGTCTGACGAGTCTTTCCCATTTTAGGTCTATTGAAATATAGGCATCCTAAATCTACTAATCTTAAGCTATTGCTTTTGACTTTGGGCGAACTTGGGTGCCTAAAACTTTTAAATATTGGAAATATAAAACAGAAAGAAAATAGATATGGAACAACAAACTATGAAAGAAAAATTTGCTCTTGGGAAACAACAAATTATGGAATTAGCTGAAAAGTATAGACAAGAGTACCAAGAATATCAAGTATGGAGAA